ATTTTATATCATTGTTTTGGCCTTGATCGTCTACAACAACAACAGTGACAGCCCCGGTCATCTGGCTTCCCACTGATCGCGTATTGAATATTGCACTGGCTATTTCGTCATTGTCCCCACCGTCAACAATGGCATGGATTCCGTGTGCTAATATTGATACTGGCGATACTATATCTGATGCTGTTTTATTTTCAAGTACTGATACGCCGGTTACGCCATCTAATTGAGATAAAGTCCCGAATGTGCCATCGACAATTGACTGGGAACTAATCGCCGTTGATTTCGCCCGCCTGATCCTTAATTCTTCGTCCGTCTCCTCTTCTTGCCCAAGAACAGCATCAGCTGCATTAGTTACTGATGTCCAGCCAGCTATCGGTGTCGATATGCTGGTTAGAGTGCCTATCAATGCACTTATTGGGCCTAACTCTACCGCAGTCACTACACCTGCATCACTGCCACCCGTCAGAGTTACATCAGCATCTAAAGTGAATTCTGCTTCTGTGTCGGATGTTTTTATGACAGATCCAAGTGGAACTACTACGCCAGCTATACCGGTCAAAGTGACAGCCGCCGTTGATTGAGTTGCCTCTTTCCTTGATATGCCATTTAACAACACAAGCTTTGACAGGCTCAATCCTTGAGCTGCATTCGGATCAAATGCATTGTAAACGTCTTCAAGTGCCTGGTCTAAATTAGCAAGCACCTCAGCATTGATTCCGATTATCTGGCCATCCGGACTATCGTTGCTTATGTCGATATTTTCGCCAAAAATGCCATAATACCCAGCCTTAATCTGCTCTACGTATTCGCTTAATCGCCTTCTGACATACCCCAATAATGTTAATTCTGCCATTTTATACGCTCGTTTCCACCAAAACAGTATTATCGTATTGGTCTATTGCCTCAAACTCAACACTCAATTTACGTGTTGATGCCTCAAAATTTAATTCAAATGAATTCAACGCGGCTATGCCAGGTGTTTCAAGTATTCGCCTTTTCAATATGCCCTCGATCAATGGCAATCGTGCGGGCTTTACGAGTATGTCCTGAAAATATGGCGTGCCGTCCTCGGTATTCAGGAACCATTCGACTTGGAAAAATTGCAACCTCGATTTAACTGCAAGCAATATGACATCTTTATCGAATACAAAGTCGTCAACTTTTATATCGCCGTTGCTGTCAAGATTTCTTCTTATAAAGTCTGCCATTATGATGGACCCGCCGTATTACTGCCGCCTGACTGAACTCCGCCGTGAACGTGGCTATTTCCAGATATTGACCCGCTAATATGATCTGATGCGGTACTATCTCCCGTTATATCAAGATTACCATCAATGTCAACATTTCCTTTGATAGTTATTCCAGAATCATCTAATCTAAAGTAAGTGGTTCCTGCGTCGTTTTTGATCTCAATGCCGGTGCTATGAAATGCACCCAGCTTATTAGGTTGACTGTAAAGCCCTAAAATAGCCACTGCATCGCTGAGGCTGTGCGTTCTCGTGTCGAGTGGCGGTTGCGTGCCTCCTGACTGCATCCACGTATCTAAGGCCCGTTCAGAGAATGCAATAAGGCATTCATCCCCGACGGTTACGGGAAATGTAATAACAAAACCGCCGGCACGCGGAAACATTACCGGGCAATTTATACACACCGGCAAATCCCTTGTGTCGTCATCGATGAACTTACGCTTTATCAATGGCTGGATTTCTGCTATTTGTGTGTCGGTATCAAATGATACTATCTTGCCAGGCAAGCATGTATGAATGTCTTTCAGGCTGTTATTCACTAATTGCTGAACATATCTATCCATCGTATACGGCTGATTGTCTCTTTCTTTAGCCATTACAAGCTAATCCCCTCAACTGTACTCTGCCACTGTTTTGTATGTGTATCGCCATTGTGGACTACTTTAATGACCTTATAAACACCCTCACCAAGAGTCTTATTTATTCCCCTGAAAAACAGATCCCCAAGCTGCACCGTGTTAGATTGAGCCTCTACTTTTATGAGCTTTCCAAGTTTTATAGCACTATCAAGCAATGTCTTAACAATCACCCCCCGCTCTGTCAGTGCCGGAATGTCAATCATTCCAGTTGTTGATGATATCAATACCGCATTCGATTCGGGGTTTAATGTCGATTCCGGTTTTAAAACATTTATTTTGCCATCATCAATGAACCAGTCGAACTCATAATCTTTTGCAAGCCTATCAAGTATCTGTTTTGCTGATCCTGAATACGATTCGCCCATGATCTTTTTAGTGCCGACAAGCTCGTCTATTCTCCCAACAGCGACATCGCCGAAAGCATTAACAGCTTCATCAATGATCGATCTTACGTCAGTATTAGCACCGGCAGTGTAATTCATTATGCCTTTTTTAAATCCTCGGTCAGATGACCCGGCCCATATCCGCGTGATCATATCAGTTCCTTGCCTGACTTTCTCAACATTTCGAATATCACCAAGAAATATCTGGTTTACCGCGTCCTCATACCCGGCGTTCACCACAACGCGATCGAATACATTTTTGATCCTGTTCTGATTATCTCGCTTCAAATTGTATATCTCGATCATTGCAAGCTGCGGATATCCAAGCTGGTTTTTGGTCACCTCAAAAGAAATACGCAAATCAGATATATTAAGTCCAGCCTGGTCCGAACCTTTAAATATCGTCACATCAACTTTTCTATTAAATTTCTGGCTCATGTAAGTATGGCCTCAATTTCATCAGGCGTATAATAATAAAGATGCGTACTTGATCCGATATTCGTCAATGATGCATCTATTCCCGTACCGGTATCGTCTATAATGAATAGCTCGCCAATGCCTAAATTGAACTGATTCAATAAGCGTGCCCCTAATTTCAGGCACACCCCATACACTAATGCATTCTGATTTTCATCGAATATATCCAGCGTCCAGAATTCAGATCGAGAATTCCATATAGCTTTCATATTATAAGACACTCCATTCAGCGTTATATCAAATGTCTGAGATGAGATATTAGGTTGTATTGGGATTTCAACTGCCATCTTAATTTTCCGACTCAAATGCTTCTGTTATTTGAAATAGGATGGACTTCTCCTTTTCTTCCGTTGGCGTTTTTGTCTGGACATCGCCGCGATCCACTTCTTCAGATGCTTGCTCTTCTGTCGGGCCTGGCTCTGGGAAATCTACTGCCACATCCTGAGTGCTTACTATGATAACCTGAGTGCATTCTGCTGTGAAGTCCAGGGCATTGGCGTTTTTAGCGGACTGCTGAGCCGTCAATGACACGATCATCATATTGTCATATCTTTGCAATCCTGACTCAATTGTGAAAGGTTCGCTTTCGTCTTTGATTTCTTTCAAAATCGACCAAGCCGACTTACTCCTTGTTTCCTCGTTGCCAGCTGCCCACTGATCATTTCCGCCGCGTAAATCGGAACTTATAGATCCGCTGATAGGAGTGTCCGAAACGCGTCCCGATACAATATATTTATCTGGTATGCGTATTCTATGGTCGTTTATAGATGCTCCAAATTCTACCGGATTCTGCGTTATTTCAACTTTCGACTGATACCTCTCTTCAATGGTTGCATCAAGGAATAAGCCTGCTATCGACCGTCGTCTTGTTATAAGGAGATCCATTAAGCCACCACTAGCTGAGGATTATTTTCTATGCCATTCCTGACTACGTTATTTATCGCGGTTTCAACTGCCCGACCTATCTCTAATGGATCAGCATTTGCACCGTTTATGTTTATTTCAGCGTTTATTTGAGTGTCATTGCTGCTCTGGAAATCGGACGGATCTGGTATGTTTGGAACGAATATCCCGCCCTGAGGAGTGGTTATTATTTCTAACTCGTTCTTACCTGGCAGTAAACTCTTAACCTTTTTAATGCCTGCAATGATTTTTTCTATTGGTCCCAATATTGCATCTGTAAGGGATTTCCCGAAATCAGCAACCTTGCTAATCATGCCAGTAAATGCATCAGAGAACGCTTTTGGAAATTCCATTATAGCATTTTTTATATTGTCCAATGGTCTTTTTACGGTGTTGATTAGTGCTTGACCAAGCAATTCCACTATCTCTATTATGTCGAGAACCCCTTTTATGAGCCGATAAGGTATCTTTACTATGTTAATGAATAAATCTTTTATTCTATTAAGAGCAAAAAACAATACCTCCAAAGCTTTTCTTGCGGTTTCGCTATCATCGGCCCACTCGATCAAAACAGACTCGCCACCACCAAACCCGACTTTTAAGTCCTCCCACACAAGCACAAGTGCTATCAATGCGGCTATTGCTAATCCGATCAACAGGGGTAATCCAGCCATCAATACGTTAGTTAGCGTCAGCCCGGCATTCAATCCAGCAATTGCAGTGATGGCGGTTCCTATGGCAATAACAAATGATCCCAAAAACCCGATCAGCTTTAATGCTAAAATTGAGCTTATTATAGTGAGTAGTATCTTTGCATTCTTCACAAGCAATTTAACTGCCAGCGTTAGCGACTTCACTGCCTTTGATGCGTTCTGCTTGATAATAGCCTTGTTAGCCGTGAACCATGCCCTTAATTGATCCCCTAAATCCGTCACGACAGGCAATAAATCGCCCGCTATATTAGTGAATATGGCTCGTATAGTGAAGTTTAAATCAGTTAATGTGTCTTGGAATTCCTCTGAGTTCCGGGCTGTTTGCTCATTCACTAACCCGAATGATCTGGCTTTTATCCGAAGCTCATCCAGATTCTTGCTGCCTTTTTGCAATAACAAAAGCAAGTCTGGACTTATTCCGAGCTTGTTGGCAAATTCTATCTGCTGAGTCTTCCCAAATCCCTGGAATTGATCGGCGATATCCCCCATCAAAACGTCAGCGGTTTTGAGTTCACCATTGAAGTCAGTGACCTCTACACCGAGCAACCCAAACACCTCAACACCCTCGCCCATACCGCGGAATGCTTCACCGGCTCTTTGCGATAATGCCAATAGGCTTGACTGTAATGATTGAAGCGACCCGCCCTCACGCTCTGTTGCGAATTGAAGCTCCTGGAGTGCTTGAAATGAAATGCCGACCGAATCAGCGAACTTGATATTCGCATCCGTTGCAATGGCTATCTTGCTTACCCATGCAGTAATGCCAGCAGCGGCGGCTGTTGCCACTACGCTTATTCGCGTCAATGTTTTTTTAAGCTTATCACTGCTCGCCGTGAAATTCTTTAGGTTTTTATCATCAATATCAAAGCCGAGACGCGATACTAATTCTTCTATTACAGTTGCCATATCTATTTCACCTCATTTGCCAAACGTATGCATTCATCTTTTAAATCAAGAGCCTCGTGCATGTCAGCCAAGTCATTGAGTGTGTATGTGCCATCTTGAAGCTCTCTTAGCGTTGCCAGTGGAGGCTCTGAAAGTATAACCCGAAAAATATACACATGTATATTAGCTGGCTTCGGGTATTCTATTCCGTTGCTTTTTCGCCTTGATCGGATTTCAAAAGGCTTCCTTGAAAAAAATCTTTAAAAGTGTGTTTCAGGAAATGGCCTATAACTTTTAAAAGATCGAATAGCTTTCCAGTGAAATCAAGATCGATATTGCAGGGATGGGGTTTTTCTTCGCCCGGATTCTTTACTGCAATAAATTTGGAACACGCCATGGCGATATATGTCATATCCTCGCCTTTTAAATTGGCCATCAAATTGCCGATAGCCTCAAGCACCTCGCCCTCTGGCAGCTTCTTGCTCTTTGCTGCTGCTATGACTTCGCCAAGATCAACGCCGCCTGCCCCGCTTCCGATTATATTCAAAAGCTTTGTCATTAAGGGCAATGCTGTTGTTGGCGGCATTACATTAAACCGGTATTCGGTTCCATCCAAATTATACGTATTTTCCATGTCTATCTCCACAAGTTAAAAATTTATTACGCTACGCCCGTAAGCATGTATAGTTTTTCAACAACCAACTCCCAGTCCTGAGAATTTATGCCAGTTCCCCGGGTCATGTCTGCTGGCTTCCTTATGTAACCTTTAGTGCCAGCTGCAATGTCGCCGTTGCCGGTGTTGAAGCTCTGGACCGTTACAGGTACAAATACGCCTGCATCAACTGCATTAACAATAGCACCAAGCAGAGCGTTGCTCGAGCTTGTCTGCTGAAGCCTGACAGTTGCCACTCCTGACTTATCCGCACTTATAGCTATCGACATCTCGCCATCTGCACCAACAACATCGCTGACCTGATCTACCCGGCGTGAAAATGTAATGACATCATCGCCCTCTGCAAAACCAGAAATAGGTACACCGTTTATAAGTAGCTCGTTTTCTGAAAAGCTATGTTCTTTCATAGTCGTTATCCTTCAAATATACCTTTTATTTCGATTGAGTGAATAGCACCGGCCCCTAATGCTTTAAACTGGATAGTTGGACCTTTTCTCAGTGCTTTATCAGACGCGTTCATGTCTGCTACTTTCTGAGCTGTTACAGTGTATCCTTGGTCTAAGACCTCACCTGCAAGTGTAGTGCCTGGAGCAATGAGGCCATTGTTTACGCCCTCATCAAGTGCAAGCCTGACCTGCTCTGTTAGCTGCGAGGCCCCTTTATCTGTCAGAGGCACTTTGGTTGCCTCGGTATAAAGACGGCCAAATACGTTAGTCTCAATAGCATTCTGCAGCCAGTCAATGCCATGAACTGAATCAATGAAAGTGCCGTTAGCACATTCACCCTCGGATACCATATCGCTATCGCCAAGCAATGCGTAGTAATTGCAGTTTTTGCCGCTGATAACAGCAGCGTCATTGCCGTTGAGATCGTCCGGAGATATTGACGGCAGTTGTTTGAATTTGAGAGTAATAGTGGAATTAGTAGCATTGAAATTGACGACCGCGATCCTTGCAAATGCAGATACCGCGATATAATCCTCGCTCAAGAATGATACAAAGCTGAAAGTGCGACGGTAATTACCTGCGAATAGTGCCGCAGCGACATCCGTAGTGGACAATGAATCCTTGACAGCCGTATCAGTCGAGCTATTTGCAAACAGCTTAATGCGTGCCTCACACCAATCAGACGCCAGCAATACACTGGCATTTACGTCGTTCACTTCTTTAGTGAATGCAAGGCCATACCATGAATCATTGGCAAGCTGGATGACGTCGAGTGATTCAGTGATGGTTTCCAGATCAACACCGGCAACAGCAGTCCCATTGCCTGCGTCGTTGTCCATCATTGAAACGATAGATGTACCGGACCCACCGGACACTTCACTTGTTACAGTGATAGAACTTGTTGATCCAGTTGTTCCGGATGAGATTATGAACTTTTCGCCGTTCCATACGCATGTAGCCGCCGTGAACCCGCCCGCTGCGACTGCCTGAAGTTTCGCTTCAATGCCAGCGGCAACATCGTCCAGGCTCGTATCGCCTACGAATGTAATGGCAGTGATGTCCTCTTCGACTCCATCGATCGATATTGTGAACTCACCATCAGTTATAGCAACCCACGTCGCTAGCGTCTGTTCAGCGTCAAGCCCGCCAATCAATTCAGCAGAATAAGCCTGCTCTGCTCGGCGTGATATCATAAGCTGGTTTGGCCTTGGGTTCTGGCTAAAGAATACCGTGGCTGCAATATATTCCTCATCAGTTGACGCGAAATCGGCAGCCACTTCGTCAATGTCAGAATACAAACGATATCGTTCTGCCAGGTTAATTACATTGGAAATGCCTACGATATTCAACAGCCCAAAACCTCTGCGGCTTGGAAATGTAGGGGTAGTGCTAATCGTAACATTTACTATGTTGCTTACTGGTATGCTCATTGCGTCACCTCAATTATATTATTATAAGTTTTTCCATCTGCTTCAAGTGTCCCGTCAATTTCCTGAGACTGGATGGAGCTAACTACGTTCGTATTATCATCTATCACATTAAAGAACATATCTAACTGTGCCCGTTCTTCATATCTCGCTAAATCAATTTCCGTCAAATCTCTAACATCGCTGGATCTTGCAAATCCCAAATTCTTACTGCCAAGGAATTCAAGGCTTGCGGTTTCATACGATGATCCTTGCATTTTATAGGCGTTATTCAGTGCTTCGGTGTTGAAGAAATTTATCGAGGCAGTGAACTCTCTAAGGCCATTCCTTATCTCATCAATATCAACATCTGCCGTCCGATCAACTCCCGATATTTCATCATGCCCAATTGATGACACCAGTATAATCTTTACAGTTGCAAATGGATCACTGCCAGTTGGTGCATCTTGATCGGCCTTTCTTACGCCGGTGTCAATGTCAAGCCCGGTTACTTGGGCGATATAATGCCTGATACTCTGATTTAGGATATTAACATCAATCATTGCTTTCCCTTTGTATCAATACATCAGAGAACCCATTGCCACGCCATTCAGATGGTGCAAACACTCGGTATCTATGGCCTAGGTAAATCACGATATCAGCCTCGGCACTGTTTTTGCTTATTTTCAACTGGAACTGCGTTATAAGCCTCATGCCCTCTGATTGCCGTTCGCCCTCCGGTATTTTTAACATTTGATCCGGAGTTGCTGGCGTAATTGATCCGCTCACTGGACCGGAAACAACTGCGTCACCTGAAACCCATATCCCATCAGTAAATACTGCGTCTGGATGCGTTTCAACCAGAAAAGTCGTTCTGAATGGGCTTGCATTTATAATATGAGATATATTAAGCATCGTCTACCTCGTAAGTGATCTGTGATCTCATGTGCCCGGTATCTATCAATGGATTAGCTGATTTCTTTTTCCTGATCGTACCAGGCTTATTCGGCGGCTTTCTTATTGCAGTGATGTTTTCTTTGACATCGCCAGCAGCAATAGCACCGAGTCGATTTAGCGATTTTTCAGTTGTTAAAGAACCCTGAAGTACTGCTTTTAAATTCTTGCGATTTATCTTTGCATATTTTGGCAAATTCTTTTTTATGCCGGTACGCAAAAAAGATCGCTCTGGTATATCTTTTGTGCCGAATTCATTCCATAACCCGACATCAATAACAGATGTTCCGTCTGGATATGGCAGGCTACCTTTTGGCAATCCAACCTTTACCCGGCCAGCACCTTTTAAGCGTTTTCTTAACTTGTTAATCTGCGACGGCTTCTTTACTTTAACATTATGAGTAAATCCCATTTTACACCGTCAATCCACATAGCCCCACTAACTTTCTAAGGCTTAAATATCTCTGTCCGTATCGTGTACTGCCATACATAGCATCTGACATATCCTTTGCGGCTGTAACAGCGTATGAGACTGACAGCGGGCCAGTTGCGGCCTGTGATACAGGTCCAACTGACACGCCGCCGGAACTGCTATCTGTGGAGGATAGAGCCACATAATGAGCCGCTAAGAATGCTTGACCTGTATCGTATCGCGTTCCCCATTTAATCGTATCCATGAGGTCAGCGGCATCGCTTAAAGCAAGGTTTATTACAGAATCATCAACTGCTGAAAATTCCGGGAACCTTGCACTGAATTGCGATAAACTAGTCGCCATCTGTATCGCTTTCGATTTCTTTGATCTTGCCGATCATAGTATCAACGCCAGAATTGCCAAATGACATACCATACTTGGCTTTTCCGTATTCACGAAGTGCCTTTTTGATGTCGTCAGCAGATTTCCCGTCAAGCGAATCAAGCAATTCATCTACATTGCCGGGCAGTTCATCACTGCCATTATCGCCATC